GAATATCTGGTCTGTGAGCCTTACCGAAAGCTGACCAGCCGGACACCACACGTCGAAAACCTCGACATAGACGGTGTAGTTTTTCCTGTCCGGAAACCAAATCGGCGTGAAATGAACCCGGTCATTGTAGGTCGAATATTTATTCTTCCTGAAAGCAGAAAAAGTGTTGACATTCTGCAAATAGGAAGATATAATAAACCTTGCAAGGGTTACTTGTAACCCACTAATCCAAGATAAATCATATCAAAAAACTTAGTAAATCTCAATAGTCGGAGTTCTCCGGCACAAAGAAAGTCACCCGGTTCAGGGTATCAGGAAATGGAACTATGAAGGAATGAAGGAGGTGCAGGATGCAGAAGCAGGAGTTTGAAGAAAGAATTGAAAGAACTGTCACGGATGAGCAGTACAAAGTGATTGAAGAAGTCTACATGTGGCATCCATCTATCCTGAACACATCCGGCAAAGATGAAGTTGCTGAACTGTATAAGAGCTTTGGTATGACAATCTTCCATGACATGCTTCCAAGAGCAAAGAAAGCCCATGAGCTTGATGAGCTCCTCCGGAACGCACAGAGAGAAGTGCAACGGATACAGGAAGAGATAGAAGAGCTGTCCTGTCCTACCTTGAGAATTGAATAGCGAAAATGCAGCCGGGGCTTCCTCCTTTCTACATTAAATCAGAGTCAGATGTGTACAGCACACATCCATCCTCATCAGTGATAGCAACGGGAAGCCGAGAGCCTTCTCTACTAAAGAAGGACTCACAGAGCTCCGTCACCTTCCGCTTAGTATCTTCACGGGTGGCACCATGAACAGGGAAGGTGATTGATAATAAGGTTTTTGTGGTACAACCTAACCTTTTTTCTACCGGATGATTTTGATTTTCCATAGATGGTTGTCCCGGCTGCTTTTCATATTATACCACAGGAGAGGAGATGATGCACTTGCTGAACCTGTCAAGTGATGATATGGAAGCATTGGTTGAGCACAGAGAGAAGTTGGATGCAGAGCTTGAGCAGCTCCGGGAGAACCGGATGGAGCTTGAGGCAGAGATTGAGGGAAAGGAAAACGCTCTCAATATAATTGACAAAATCATAGAGGAGACGGAGGTGAGCTACTGATGAAGAACGGAAAGGCTCCCACAAGGGAACAGAAGAAGATGATGAAGGCTCATGGATTGGTGCCGGAGAATTGGCTTGTGGTCAAGAACCTTCCGGACTCATTGGAAGTAGTGAGCCGGGTATCTCTGAAGAAGGTTGGAGGAAAACCAAAGACAAGGACTATATCAAAGAGTCTGTAATTGGTTGGAAAGGTAGGTTGTAATGGAGAAATACAAGGATAGTGATGTGGAGCTGATGTCAATACTCCTGAAGCTTCAGGAACAGACAAGCCCCATCAGGATGTCAATAGGATACACAGCAGGCGGCACAGTCCGTCAGGGTATCATCCTGTATGAGGCAGCTCCAAAAGTAATTGAGACCCTTATAGAAAAAGGATACACCTGTGACCTGAATGGTTGCGGTATGAGGGTATACAAGCTGTGATGTGAGGTGAGCAGATGGCAACAAAGCAGACGAGACTGACACCCTTTGGGCGGAAGGTCAGGAAAAGGCTCATAGACAAGAATATGACACAGGTGGAGCTTGCTGCTTTGCTTGGATGCAATAAGCAGTACATCCACAAGATTTTAGTCGGTGAGCGTAGTGGAAAGAAATACATTGAGGCAATATCAAGGATACTGGATATTGAAATAGCAGCATGAAGGAGGTGAGCTGATTGGCTGAAGTATATGTCACATTGAGCGAAGCGGCGGAACTGGAAGGCGTTCAGTATCAGACAATGGCACGAAGAACACAGAGAAATAAAAAGAACTTTGTGACCAAGACCGAGAAGTCAGAGACAGGAGGAAGGGATGTTGTACTTGTGGCGGTCTCCTCACTGTCCAAGCAGGCAAGGAACGCATGGAAGGAACGGGAGAAGCTGAAATCTTTCACGGAAGAATTTCCGGACAAGAAAGAGGATGAGCAGAAGCCGGAAGTGCCATGGTATGTGAATACTGATGTTGATTGGTACATTGAAAACTACAAGGAGAGATACTACAAGGCTGTGGAGCTTGGGAACGTGGTCAGAAAGTTCCTTCAGTATGACGAAGGAGACCGGACAAAGTACGCTGAAGAGTTTGCACAGAAGTATCTTGGAAAAGGTCAGAGGACACTCTACCGATACACCAAGGCATACCTTGAAGCATCCGCATGGGCGGACAAGCTTGAGAAGGAAGACGGAGCAGGGCGTGAGTTCTTCAAGGTTCTCTGCCTGTGCCGGAAGCCAAAAGAGACCGGATGCTTTCCAAGTATCAAGCCGGAGGTCAAACAGGTTATCAAGAATATATGGTTCAATGAGGACTTTGCCCGGAACCAAGGAACCCGTGAGATGCTGTATGAGAAGCTGACAGCCATTGCCAATATCAACAAGTGGGAGAAGATACCATCCTATCAGACGGTGACAAGGTACATCAGTTACCTCATGGAGGATGAGGGAATGAGGAACGCTTGGTTCCTTGCATCCCGTGGTACCCGTGAGTACAAGAATAAGGTCATGGTGAAAGGAAGCAGAGACACCAAGGGGCTTCAGGTGATGCAGATTGTCATGGGTGATGAGCATACCTTTGACTGTTGGGTGAGCTACAAGCAGCCTAATGGCAAGGTTATAGCCATCAAGCCACACTTGGCTGCATGGGTAGACATGAGGAGCAGGGTCATCATGGGAGATGTGATGTGCAAGGATGCCAACTCTGACATCCTGAAGCAGAGCCTACTCAAGATGATATATTCAGAGCCGGGAGGAGTTCCGGAGTATCTCTACATAGACAATGGTAAGGACTACACAGCAAAGACCATGACAGGAAGAGACAGGAATGACCGGAGCGGCATGAGCTTTGACAATGAGACAATGGGCTTCTACAAGAGCATAGGCATCAAGGATGACCACAGGGCTCTTCCTTATGAGCCATGGAGTAAAGGTCAGATTGAGAGGTTCTTCCGTACCGTGTGCAATAAGTTCACCCGTTGGATGAAGTCATACACCGGAACACTGACAGGCTCAAAGACCTCTGACAAGGTGGATAAGGACATCAAGCGGATGCTTGAGAGAGGAGAACTCCTGACACTGGAAGAGTTCTATGAGAAGTGGAATGAATGGCTCACAACGGTCTACATGCACACGGAACACTCCGGACTGAAGAAGATGGGAGAGACCTACAAGAAGCCTTATGACTGCTTTATGAATGAGGACAGATACTTCAAGGCGGCACCGCCTAAGAGCTATGCAACCATGCTGATGATGAAGTCAGAGAACGTGCTTGTCCGTAACATTGGCATTACCAAGTGGGGATATGAGTACCGCTCTGATGAGCTTTGTGACTATATCGGGCGGAAGGTTGACATCAAGTATGACCCGGATGATATGGCTGTCCTGTATGTCTTTGACCAAAAGGGCAAGCGTATCTGTGAAGCATATTGTCAGGAGCTTCTTCAGATAGCTCCGAAGGTTACACAGAAAGCTCTTGAGGAGCACCTGAAGATGCAGAAGAGACAGCAGAAGCGTGACCGGGAAAGACTTGAAGAGGCAAGGAGACCGTTTGAGGAACTCAATGAGCAGTATGTTGGCTTCAATGAGACTACAGGTGGTATTGAGCTGATGATAGGTGGAAAGAAGCAGGAGAAGGCTGCAAAGGTCATCACGATACCTACAGACAGAACCTATCAGCAGGGCTTCAGAGCCGAGAAGAGAGAAGAGCCTGAAGCGGACAGCGAATACATGAGCAGGCAGGCAGAAAACGCCCTCAAGAAGCTTAGAGCTATAGGAGGATGATATGGTCAGGATGATATTGATTGGAGCTGCCCTTGTGGTTATGGCAGTTATAGCATTGGTTGAATTGGCGTGGTTGGCATTTTCGATTGCGGCGGCGTACTTGGAAAATATGAAATAAGGTTGAAGGAAAGGAAGGTTGTAAACATGGAAGCATTGAATACCTACAAAACAGAGAAGACATTGGCAGAGCAGATGAATGAGAGACTGGCGGAGATGAAGATGACGAAGGCAGAGGCAGCTCTCAAGATGAACTACTCAAGAGCAGCACTTAGTCAGTACCTCAATGGGAAGTATGCAAGTGACCCTACAGAGCTTGAGAAGAAGGTCAGAGAGTTTCTTGCCGCTACCGGAGGCGTTGCTGAAGGTCAGGAACCGGAGAACAGCGTACCTACAGGAGCAGGCAAACTCAAGAAGAAGGTGGAGTTCTTTGAGAGCAGAGACTTTGTGCAGACTATTGGTGTGTGTCAGGCATGTCAGGAGTACATGGGGCTTGGGATAATCGTTGGAAAGTCCGGTCAGGGAAAGACACACGCCCTGAAGAAATATGCAGAGCTTCCAAGGGTGGCATACATTGAGTGTGATGACACAATGGCTTGCAGAGACTTGGTGGAAGCCATTGAGAACGGTATAGGACTCCCAAAGGGTTACGGTGGAACGATATGGAGCAGAGTCAACCGCATCCGTGAGTTTTTCAATACCAATGAAGGGTTCCTACTCATCATTGATGAGGCAGACAAGCTCATCAACAAATACACACAGAAGAAGATGGAGATACTCCGTGGCATCTTTGACCAGTCTGATGTAGGCATTGTCATAGCCGGAGAGCCGAGACTTGAGACAGAGCTGAAGGGCAATCTTGCCCGGTTCGCTAACAGGATGGACTTCTACTACAAGCTGAAGGGACTGTCCAAGAATGAAGTAGTTGACTACCTTGAAGGATATGAGGTGGATGAGGCTGCCATGGGTGAGATGATAAGCCGGGCAACCAACACACAAAGCGGATGCTTCCGTCTGTTGGACAGAACGCTCAACAACGTGCTCCGTATCCTGAAGCAGAAGGGTGAGACCCGTATAACCATGAAGATTGTGAGTGAAGCATCCAACATGATGATGCTGTAGGAAGGAGAGAAGACACATGAAGAAGTTTGAGGTTGTAATCAGAGGAGAACATGAGGCAGAGATTGGACATGAGATACTGTCAGGTATCTATGCAGCTATTCAGAATTATGGATACACGGATGTGTCCGTTCAGGCAGATACCATTGAGGAGCAGAGACACAGGGAGCTTCAGATACCGGAGTTTCTGAAACCACAGCAGAAGGGCATCATGGAGCGTAGCATGGCAGCAAGGAGGGTGTGACATGGCAGGAAATGCATCACAGCCAAGTATCAAGAGGGTGTGGGGGATTGCCAAGAGTCCGGAGCTGAAGCTCACGGATGAGGAGCTGCATCTTCTTGTGCAGGCACATACAGGAAAGGACAGTATCAAGGCTCTCAACAAAAGGGAGCTTCAGACTGTCATCCGTGTACTTGGTAACATGAAGGACTCTGCTAAGAAGTCAGAGCGTGGAAGGAACCGATACAACGGAAGTGAAGTCACAGAGAACCAACGGAAGAAGATATACAAGCTCACGCAGGAGCTTGGATGGGACAAGCCTGCAAGGGTCAATGGAATGTGTCAGAAGATGTTTGGTGTCAGTGCGGTTGAGTGGCTGAACTATCAGCAATGCTCAAAGCTCATTGAAGCCCTGAAGAGTATGTTGAAGAGGCAGAAGGAGAAGGAGGAGCAGGATGAGGGATTGCAAGCTAATAGTGACAGTCAGGGATGACAAGGTCAACTTTGAGGGACAGGACATCAGTGTTGAGGAGTTGGCACAGATAGCAGGCTTCCTTCAGGTGTTCGTTGGCATGGAAGGTCTGAAGCGTGGACTGGATATGGATGATGTGAAGAACAACATGCTTGACATCCATCTTGCTGCAATGGAAACGCTAGAGGAACAGCTCCGGGCAGGAAAACTTGACCCGGATGACAGCTCATAAGAGGAAGGAGTGGTATATAGTGGCGAAGAATAAACGGTTGACCAATAAGGAGAAGCAGGCAAGGGCAGAGTTCAAGAAGAGGATGCAGGACAAAGGAGTGCTTCCTCTGGATAAGCCGAAGCTGAACCGGAAGAAGTTCATTGATGAAGCAAGGAAAGAGTGGAATGGCAGAAGTAGTGACTGCTTTATATGGGAGCATTACCTCATGGATGCCATCTCCTACATGCTTTGTCAGAGAGAAGGGATGAGCTCAAGAGCCTCACTTGAGGCTGTAGGAGCTGCCAAAGTTCTGAAACTTGCCATCAGGCTCCGTGAGTTCTCTGAAGAGGTCAGGGAAAAGGGTGAGCATGAGTACAAGTTGGTTGACCAGTACAACTATATCAAGGACATCTTGGATGCCTAGAAAGGAGCAGACACATGAGTACAGCTTACAAGAAGATGACAAGCCACGGGTCAATCAGTATCCCGGTGGCAATGAGGAGAGAACTTGGCATTGAGCCAAAAGACCCTATGATTGTGGAAGAGCATCAGGGTGAAATCAGAATAAAACCGTACACGCTCCGTTGTAATTTTTGCGGAACGACAGAGGGTGTGCATGAGTTTCATGGGAAGGGTATCTGTGAAGCCTGTGCAACAAAAGCATTTGAGAAGTTAGGAGGAGGACAGTAATGGAACAGCAGACAGTGAAGAGCATGACCAATGAACAGCTCATTGGAGCATGTGTGTGGCTTGACCGTGAACAGAAGAAGAGCCGGGCTATGATGAACAGCTACAAGGCGGAGCTTCAGGCTAGAGGATTGGCTATCATGGAAGACCACAATGTGAAGTATGTGAAGTTTTACGGTGATGAGGGTAGTGCTGCCATCACAGACAGCATGAGCCTTGACATCCTGAACCCGGACAAGCTGAAGGAGCTTGTGGGTGAGGGAGTATACAAGATGAAGGTCAAAGAGGAGACCAAGACAACCTACAAATTTGACAGCAAATTTGAGAAGGCTATGAAGGCAATCTTCACAGGTGACTACACCTTTGAGACCACACTTGAGGAGTTCCTTGATGAAATGAGCATCAAGCCGGATGACAAGCAGAAGAAGCTCCTCCTGAAGAAACTGAAGGGAGAGTTTGAGAAGGACCAGGAGACTCTCATCTCTGTATTGGTTCCTGAAGGGGAAACAGTTCCGGACTTTGACGTGGAGCTGTGGTACATCTACCGTATCAAGAACGGGGAACTCATCAAAGCTTTTCTTCCGGAAGAGATGATTGATGCCACCATTGAGGGCATCCGGAAGAGCATCTTGGTGGAGACCAAGACATCCATCACATTAGACTATGATGAAACGGAAAAGGAGGAATAATCATGGCAGAACAGAGCAAGGACATCCTTAGTGAATACACCAAGGACATGACTCCGGAGCAGAGAGCAGAGCTTCAGGAGAAAGTGAGCAACATGACGGAAGAGGAACTCAAAGAGATCCGCAACAGGTTAGACCCCGACAGCATGGGGGTTTTTTGGG